AGTACTTCGCATATAGGTAGGGTTTACATTTTGGGAAGAATAATGAACTTTTCTCCCCCTGTGAAATTTATCATCTTGATGTCTTTCGCAATAACTTCATATTCGTCAGCAGGAAGTGGTTCCCACTGCTTCTGATCATATGAATAACTCCACTCTTTATCACTCCAACCCAAGTAGTAATCGTACACTCCTCTATAAACACCTTCGTGCTTATAGTTATAAAGTGACTTTCCTATTTGTAGTTGTGATGATTTAATCGACTCTTTGCTTGTCTTAGGAGTCAATGTTTGTGGTGATCCACTCTTCGATTTCCCTTCAATAATTTGCTTTTGACTGTCACTTAGCGCACTTGCAGCCATAGTTGTCGTCTCTAGCATTTTAAAGAAGCGTATCTAACTTCAGGTCCATGTAATTTGTAATACACATGTAACGTAACCTTCATAGCATTGCTTGCTTGCAGTCTGAACTCTGCTGGCATACCCAAAGTTTGAGGTCCTCGCATTACTTTACTTAACATGCCTGGAACTTCCATTTCCACCGTACTAGTCTTGCCTCTAGTATAATCAGTGTATGAAACTAACATACCACTCGGTCCCATACCAATACTGTCCATATCTTGGTCGGAACCTTGAACGCAAAATCCTGCAGTGATAGTTTGATCTGGTCCTGTCGCGTGATACACAACAGCAATCTTATCCAACTCAATCTTGCCGCAGTTTGCAAAGCGACTCGGAACAAAAGTCGCTATCTTATATTGCATCACTATATCGTCTCCGGTTTTCGCTGGTTTCAAAGTGTAAATATCATGATAAGTGTTCTGAATGCTTAAAGTAGCTGGTTCATCCTTTGCCGCAATGGCAACGGGTGTTTGATCTTCTTCTCTAAGCATAATTGATAAACGAAATCTTCATGGCTTACATGTTCAACATTAGCCTTAAAGTATCGTCTCGAACCCTTGTCACTTGTTCTATACTTGTTGCCGTCGATATATAATGCTTAGCGATGTCGATAGGAGCTGTTGCAATTTCTGCTTCAGAAAGAACCTGCATGAATACAGTATCTAACTGTTTTTCGATGTAATTTACGTCCAGTCTCTCTTCAGACAGTGCTCCTACATCAGTCTCTTTAGTCTTTTCCCAGGGTAGTTTCCCTGTATAACCGTATCGCCTTAAATGGAACATGATATCATTGATTGCAGCTTGACATTGCAATTGATCCCATGTCAGATGCTCGAACAAAGCATCTTTTAAGACGTACGCATGTGAAAACAACTCAAAGTAACCGAGACTAATTTCATCAACTTTGCCTCTTTCGAGTTGTCCCAAAATCCTCCCAAGTAAGATGTCCGGATTTTTGATTAATACTCCTCGAGAGATTATGAATGATGCAAACTCTCCTACAGTAGATGTAAAACGTTTTTCAACACAATGATCAAAGTGTTTCCACACGTCCCACTGTCTACTCACTGGTAATCCTGCTTCTCGATCCATGTCATCCCCTGTTTGAGCTATAGGGAATCCAAAAGGTATGTCATATTTGAGACATTCTCTGGCCAGACAAAACAACGTATTGATCAAATAAGTGAAGATTTCTCCACTCAAGGTCATTAGTGCTAAATGTTTTGTCCTCGTTTGAAAATCTGCTTTGTCGTTGACATAATCCTGTATGATTTCACCTGGTATGCCAAATCTTGTCATTAAACACACCATAAGGTTCACTGCCCCACCTTTGACTGTACCATCAAGCCCGCTCATGTCCAACATTTCATGTTCTTGATAACTAGTGGTAAACTTTGAAAACCACTCCTTGGCCGATTGTATCGACACTTTAGCATGAATGTATATGTGCGGAGGCAGACTCTCTAGAATTTTATCAAGCATGTACATACCAACCCATCCAAACTTGAACAAGTATTCATCTGAACGTACGAATATTGGTTGTGCTGGTTTGGCTTTATCATGATAACTTTCTTTCATTTTCCATTGTGTCTTCATTGATAAGAAATCATGATAGTCTGGTTCTGCTCGATTCAAACTCATCTGTTTCAAAGCTTCAGATCTTTCTTGCCTACGCCTCTGAAACTTCAAGCGGTACTCTCCTTCTGTGTCAGGAGGCATGATTTGTATGTCATCTGGATCCCAACCGGCAGCTTTACAAAGTGCCTCGTACAAAGCTAGACCATAACTTTCTGTATTCTTGATCTCGGTTATGTTCTCTTCATATGAGCCTAACTTCACTCTCTGTCTTAACCCCGCTTGAAAAGTTGCTTGCTCATTTGTCTGCATCAACCCTGCCAAAAGATCATTCGGTTTGAACATATCAGGTCTTTCTTCAGGTTTTAGTTTCGCAAACAATTTGTAAGCATCTCTCTTGACCAGATGCCTCTTCTTGATGTACCTCAAGCGTTGTTTGGCTGCATCGACTCGGTATTTATATGTGTCTGGTTTTTGTTCCGAGTACAAATTCTTTTCACACAGCTCTGCTTTCATTCGCTCAGGCACTTGACACAGACGAGCTTCTTGAATAGTATGCATGTTAACAGCAGGCAAATGAGTTCTTGGCTCATAATGATTCACTGATGGTTTTTCACATGATCCTTCTTGCATTATCGGTTCTTCCATAGCTACCAGTCTGGATCGATAGGTTGCTTCATTTGCATAAAAGTCATCATCTTGTAAATCACGAGCACCTGCTGCCTTATAGCCTGGAATGTACTTTGGCCATTTGAGCATGAACTGCAAATTTGTCGCTGCGCTGTAACCCCCTTCATGCCTGGTAATTGTCTCCACGTCATCGGGTAATGGTCGTTCTGTCACTTCCTCAATGTGGTATGTATGCTCTGGTACTATATCCGCCGCTTGACCTGGAATATAATAATCACTATACCATAGCAAATGTGACAAAATTTTATGATCAGCTAATGCTTGCAAATTCTCTGTTTTGGGTACAAAATCACAAACTATTATATTGATAACTGCTCTTGACAAGACAGTATGTATGATCTGATAGTTCGTGAATTTCAACACTTCCGGTCCTATTTGTATAATCGCCAGAGGGGCGGTCAAACCTTGAGAACCTGCAAAAGTGTTGCTTGGTGCTTGAACCAATTGATTGACCCAGTACGTCTTTGCATCAGCTGCACAAAAAGTAAGTTTTGCATTCCACAAAGCTTTTAACTCTGCATCAGTGTGATGTGGTAAATTGTATCGCAGTTCCGGCCATGACTTTGGGAGACCTTTCCTAAAATGAAAACCACTTCCTTTTGAGCTTTGTCGATAAGTAATCATCCGCATGAAATTAGCAACTTCAGGTGGATACCTGAACGTACCCCTGATGTAAGTCTTGTTCAACCTGCACATCAAAGCTGCATTTCCTGGAATTTCCTCATCATTCAACGAACAACCTGCATTTGGTTCATGCCATTCCGACTGATACCGATCACAGCAGAAAGCAAAGTTTTTAACGTGCGGGAACAAAATGGCTACGAGGTCCATGTAACCTTTTGGGAATTTGTCCTCATCCCATACCATCAAATGACCCCAACACTGCTTTGCTAGTGTCTTCTCAAATGTGCTTAAATGATGATACGGTGTACCTTTTCCTGTTTCGTTATGTTTCGTTCGAAGGTCTAACTTATTTGACCAGTCAGCCTCCAAAACAGAAGTAGGTACTGTCACATTGTAATTACGATCTTTATTGTACTCTTTCTTGTTGAGTATTCTTTGCAATGCTGAACTTTTACCACTTCCGGGTTCACCTTCAAAGAAAAACAGTGTTCTTGCTTCTGGTGTGGCTGTCCCACAAATCTCTTCCCATCCTTTCAATTCGTCGAGATTTACACCCAATGTTGCTAGTGTTCCAGTTTCACCGTTAATCAATGCTCTGACATACTTCGCTGCTCTATCTCCTATCGGCGTCCATGTTACTCCTCTTGCTCCTGGTATTTTCCGAACTTCTCTCATCATCTTAACACTGGTTGGTGGCATACCTAATTTACTCTTGTCAGTTTTATGCAATGCTTCGTAATTCTTAATAATCAAGCCTCTTGAAATCCTAGGGCTCAAATGTTCTTTACTAGCATCGTAATTCAACTCTATAGTAAGATTAGCTTTTGACCTGCCATACTTTCCAACAACCATATTGTTTTCATTGACAAGTTCGATTCGTGCTTCGTACTCGCACCCTAATGCATGTAAGACATCCAATGGTAATCTTTGCATCTTCATTGGTAGTCCTTTCGGCCAACACTTGTCAATGTCCATAAAGACACGTGCTGGACGTTTTCCGATTGAATAAGCCACACTCTGAATTAAACAATCTTCATCAGGGTATTCTATACCTGGATAGCACTGGAACAAATATGGAACTTTCTTGAACCTAGTGTCCATACTTGTAGGATAAAGACGATCCCACTGTCCTGCTGGTGCATCATTTGACAGCCCATAAATCAATCCTGGTTTCGCCTTCCCTAACTTTGCTATTTCCAGTTCGATCTTGTCTCTTGGTTGTGGTTTATAATCTTTAGGACCACTACTGAAACTGACCTTCATGTCCATGGCCTTTACACCTTCCACTCGTCCATTCACAATATCGAAAACTGGTTTTAAAGGCGGTGTTTCTTCCTCGTCATGTTTTGTACCACTAGGTCCAGCGACAGCGTTTGGCCTCAGAGATTTTGGTTTTTGCCTAATGATCACTTTCGGCAAGCCACTATCGTCGTCATCGTCACTCGATAATTCAGCTTCTTCTAACATTTTCTTTCTAGCTTTGTTAGAAGCTTGTATTCTCTCTTCTAAAGTTTTCGGTTCTTTATCCGGTGGTGGTTTATCAGGCTTTCTTTCTAGTTCCTGATCGTCATCTGAGGTCGGTGGTGTATCTGCCTTTCTTTCTAGTGGCAGAATATCTTCATCCTCGTCGTCATCATCCTCCTCTGATTCTTCATCATCATTCTTGACCAAAGCGATCGCTAACCGGTCAGAGTGAGAACTAAATTGCGCTTTTCTCCTTGACTCTTCATCATGGTAATTCCATGTTTCATTTTCCACTATTTTAGAGTACAAGGCTATTCGATTGTTCTCAGCTCTCTTCCATGCGCGTCTAACTTGGAGCATAATTAGGATTTGTTTCTTCTTCAAATCCTTTTCTTCGTCAATTCTTTGTTGCAATTGCCGATCTTTATCCTCCTCAGATATACTTGCATTACTAGCTTTGTCACTTTCGATGTCTGAATCAGAATCTGCTCCTCGGAATCTTCTGATGCTTTCCAAGAAACTATCTCTATCTGCGTCTTGCTTCGGTGGATCCTTTGGTGGTACTGGAGGCGGCTCTTCCTCTGGTTCTACTACAGCTACTGGCTCTTCGATCAATCGACCTAAAATTTTGTTGTTAAAATCTTTGACCAAACTTGCTCTCATAGCTGCTGTACCGAATCTGTTCACATTGACTCTTGTGTAACCAAAAGGACATCCATCATTCTCGGGTAACGGTAGAATCAATCTATTGTTCGTCCACGGGAAAAAGGTGTTCATCCTCCCGAATGTATTGTTTTCCGAAAACGTTAAATATCCTTTGGTGTCAACGTGTAGATTTTGACCTTCAGTTCCTTCGACTCTTCCTGCAAACTTGAGTAACCACGGTTTTATCCTCAACCACCATGGCATGCCATCTTTTGGAATTTGCCACGTCAACCCATAAGTGTCCGTTCCCAACTTGACTGAAACGATCTTTTTCACAAACGGAACCTCCAGGTACCTTGACGGTTCATTCAAAGCTAATCTCTTTTTGTTGGCATAAGGTGCAATCAACGTTCTCTTCAAGTACCGTTTGATATAACCAACTGTATGATAAGCTATGTCTTCACCCACATTGCTCACCAATTTGCTGTCAGCTTTGAATGTACAATCCACCTTTTGAGCATGGAATATGACTTGAACCAACCAACACATATCTCCATGCGGGACGTATGGATATTTCTCAGGTAACCTTGATGTTCTAATTTTTCCCCATAAGTCTTGAACTTTCGCTCCACTTGGTAAGTTCTTGCAGTACATCATGATTGTGGCGTAAAGTTCTTTACTAACAGGACATAAGTCTTTGGGCATTCCTGAGAAAATTCTCGGTATCGGCATAATTCCGTCAATGAATATGGGCATGCTGGGCACGTCGACTAGTGGGTATGGACTCCAAACTTGAACATAGGAGTTTAATTTACCATGAACTACATTCCCAGTCAATCGATACAGTCCATTTCGGTGCACTATGTCGTTGCACAACAATACACCTCCATCAGCTGGTTGATAGTATGCTCCTTGTATATCACCTTCTGGAATGTATCGGAGTAAACCTTCGCTTGTGATTGTCCAATCATACAACAATGGCCTACTACTTCCACCCATCACCAATGATTCCACTGGGAATACTGAAGTCACGATCGCAACTCTAACTTCCGGGTTGCTTATAAAGAATTGTAGTAAGAACGCAGCGTCCATATAATGACCTGAGTCATGGAAAACCACATAACGAGTGTCAACAGGGTCTAAGTTGAACACGTTTTGTGGAATAGAATCAGGATCACTGATATAACGACCCAAGTCTTTGACGTCCACCACTGGATTCATCTTCTTGAAATTCACTCGCCATCCAAGATCCCTGGTTCCCTCTTCGATCCAAGCTGCATTAGTGTCTGAACAGCTGATAAGCGTGCAATCTCCCTTAATGTACTTAGGTATGATTGTTTTGCATTGTTCACGTCGTAAGAACGCGTGGATTGGATGATCATGTGGTGTAGCCATCATTGTACTAGCTGGAATTGCTAATTGACTTACATACTCCGCCATCTCTGGTTTGATCGCATAAGGACATTGTTCTTTAATTTGATTAGCAGCCACCGCCATTTGTCCGAGCATGTGTGTTTGAACAACTCTCTGACTTTCACCGGTGAATTGTTTTGCTGCATCATCAAACGCAAAACCAACGTTGGTATCCCAAATTTCGATGCCTGAGTCTTCTGGATTAAATGGTTTCTCATAATCCTTCACAAAGGCGATGAATTCTTCTTGATTGAGATACCCTTTCTCCTTGAATTCCTCCCTTATATTGTCATTACGAGATGCAAACCATTTGTCGTTCAACATTGCTTTCATTTGCACATCAACAATGTGAAGGTCTCCATCTTCTTGAATTTCATATTTTACAAAATGCTCGAAATGATCGTCACTTTGTTTAAAATTAGTCCAAGTTTCAGACAGGAATTTATAGACATCTTTTGTGGTTTGCTTTTTGTTGATTGGTTGTAATGCGGATGGAACTACCCCCAATTTCAACCAACACCAGCCTTCTCCGCCGACTTTCTGTTTCTCTTTTCTTTCTAGTAGAGAACATTCACCCAGCTCGCAGATTGGTTCTTCAACCACAGTGTCTTCAGGTACCGGAATTGCTTTTCTTCCTGGTTCAGGTTTCTTTGCCATTAAGCGGTGTAATTGATCAGCTACAGTTTCTTCTGCTGCTAATAATTCCACTCCAGCATTGAAATAGTTCCAGAATTCGAGCTCTCCAGCCACTCCTTGATCAGCAAAACCATGTTTCTGCATCCATGCTACTTGTGCCTCTGTATTCCAATGAGGCTTTTCGACTGTGTGATATCCACCTTCGTTCTTTTGCAATGCAACATTTTGTTTGCGTAAATGGCCATTTGATAGTTCATCGATTTCATTCAATGAACATCCTTCGACCATATGATGCATTGCCATTTCACGATAGTTGTATTTTACCAAACGAATACCACAGTAGCCTGGTTTGTTCAACATGCGTTTATTTCGGTGTTTCTTTCCTCCTTTTGAGCCTCGTTTCCTTTTGTTGTCATCTTTGTTATCTAGCGCGTTAGCAGCCGTGATTGTCAAGATTTCAACACTATCATCGTCACTCTCTACAGTCA